CCATCCGCACTCCTATAATATCTATATAGTTATAGCTATACCAAATTTAAATAGCCGGTATTCATTTTTTTTACCATAAAATGTGATTTTTTTCTATGTGTTCTACTACTGACTTTTGATATATGTATTTATTATATTCGTTTATATGTATAGTTTTTTTATCTCTGTATAATTTTATTAAATCTTCCATAGGCATTTTATATAACCTGTATACTTCATTGAAAAAAGCATCAAACCTTTCATAAGGACTTTTTATACTATCATATGAATAATCAATCCAATCATAAAATTTGTATCCTTGTTCTTTTAAATGCTTTATTGAACCTTGAGAAGCATATGGAATAAAGGGTAAACCGTGTTTTAAACACTTGAGAGTTTTTTCAGTAAGTGAGAGTTCATACTCTCTAGTTTCAATCACAACGTTTACTAATGCATAGTGTGTCTGAGGAAAAGAATAGTATTGATCTTTTTCTTCTCTAGTTTTATTAGAAACATTTCCATATTTATCTACAACACGAGTTTTAAATATTTCTTTTATCTTTTCATCATCATTAAAAATATGTTCATATGATTTAAAATGTATTTTCCTATTCTTTATCCATTCTAAAAGTTCTTCTTCTGACACACTCTCCATGCCTGAAGTAAAAGTAAAAAAAATGTCGTCATTGTCTAGTATATTTTTTTCATGAGCTTTTAATAAAGAAAGTATCCTTAAATTATTACTAGCTGCTCTACCTACTACATAACATATTTTTTTAAACTTTTCAGGATTTTCTAATACAAAAGTATCTTTGTGTGTTACTTCTACTGCCCAATTATATCTTGGCAACATCCTATTTTTTGAAAGTGGTAAAGTCCAAAATTTTCTTATGTCAGGATCTATATCATCTAATGAAAATCTATTATCTACAAACCGCAAAAAAGATTTTATTTTATGTTTGTTAAAAAACTTTATTATGCTATTTACTTTAAAATCTCTCCAATCAATAGCTTCATACATCCATATAAAGACAACTTCTATTCTATGAATTTTTATAAACTTTATTATTTTTCTTGTGAAATATTTTTCAAGCCATTCATTAATGTTTATGTGTTCAAATCTAAAAAGAATGACCCAGGGGAATATGATATAATTTTTATTATTTAAATTTAAATCATCATCTTGTATAGACTTATAATTTATAGAAAAATTAGTATAGTTAAGTTGCTCTTTTAATTCCCAATTTATTTCAGCACGAGGGTTTCTGCTCGTCCAAATGTGTTTAGGTTGTTTAAAAGATAATTCATCATATATATTAGATTGTGGATCAAACCACAAATCTATAGAAAGCATTATTTTTTTCCGATATTATACTTAGGACACAGCTCCCACTCATTTTTTTCTTTAAATGAAATTATTTTTATTTGCCTGAGAGGTGCTATCATCTCCATTTGATCTTTATTAACTATATCTATTAAGCCCCAGTCACTTATCAAAGTTGCAACTGTATTACGACGAGCTACATCGTTCTCTTCTAGATTTGATTTTTTTCCATCTAGTAAAAACAGCTCTTTGAAATGAACTATAAAGTATCTACCTTGTTTGTGAAGAATATGACAAGACTGATATAGCTTTTTGTCTTTACGTGAGGCTACACCTATTCTTGTTAACGTTTCTCTAACTTTTAAAAAATCATCTGGTTCATTTAGAGTTACTTCCAGCATCATTTCTGGACTCCACTCTATTAATTTATTTTCTTCTTCCACCTTTACTCACCTTTTCTTTTATAACTTTTATATGTTCAGGCGATAGAAGGGTTAAGATCTGTCTGGCTTTTTCATTGCTGTAGCCATAATATTCTTTCACCGCTTCAATATCACTTTCTATTTCGGGCTTTGCCCACTTACTAAAACGTTTTCGTTTCCTGACTATATTTATAAGAAAATGATATTGTAACTTTTTATCTGCTTGATGATACACATTCATTTCATTAGCCATTAGAATGGTATCGTTAAAGTATGACAAACCTCTGTTTACCATAAATGGATTGTAATCTTTTTCAGCAAGATCATCTACCATTATGTCTTCTTTAGTTAAGTTAATAGAGTTTAAATATTCAAAGTGATTCATGAAACTGCTTGAGCTAATGTTTGTAATCTCATAACATCCATAGCTATATCATGCTTAGGATCGTGCGCTATAAAGTTTTCGCAACCTGGTGGAGTAAAACTATTTTTTAAATCTGAACCCCAAGATAAACCTTCAATGACTGAACGAGTATCTCTTACTTCCCACCAATTATAGGGAAGAGGTTTATCTGTTTGCCTCATAATATACTCAAGAAATATAGGATCAAACGTGTTGCCTCGTGTGTATACTTTGTCGACGTTTACACTTTTGTTAACTATAAAAAAGTTATATAGCTTTGATATTGATTGGTCGTCTTCGCTTGGCTTTAACTGCTCTTTTGCTAAGTCACCTTGCTCAGACCACCACTTTAATGTGTCTTTATTTATTTCTCTCTTATATTTTCTAACTTGTTCTTCAACATCAAATTTTATACAGTAAGTTTTTTCTACTAATTCATCAAACGTGTATGCAAGTTCTCCTACAAATCTAGCTTCAGAAAAATTTAACAATGCCATTGATAATACAACACCGTTTGTTTGTTCTTGAGAAAGTGTTTCAAAATCAAAAATGCAAGCGTTATTTGCACCTTCATATGAATAATCTAACATTAATTAAACTCCACGTTTGCCATGATTTCTGTCATACAAGCTACAACATTTAACTCATGGTCTGCAACAAAGGCATTCTTATATTGATAATCAGCTAATATCAAGACAACTTGAGGTATTGACTGAGGTTTTATAACGTCATACATTCTATCGTATATGCCTCTGAATATAGCAGAAGCATCAGTATCTATGTTGTTGACTACCCACTGTCTCATCTTTTTAAAATCTTTTGATTTCAAATGAGAGGTTAAGTTTTGATAAGATGTATCACTTAAGTTTACTAGTATGCCAGCATCTATGGTTCCACTTATTCCATACCGTTGACATTCATTTAAAACTCTACGCCAATCAGGCCCATACTTCATAATAACTTCAGCTAAAGTTTTTTCTTCATACTTCACATTTTCTTTTTGTAAAATATCTTGAAGCTTACTCATCATTTGCATTGAAAGCTGAGCTAGTGTCTTGCGATCTGTATTGAATTCGTATACTGAACACCTTGAATGCAAAGGTTCAATAATACGATTCTTAAAATTACAAGTAAGAATAAACCTACAGTTGTTACTAAATTCTTCAATAAATCCACGCAGCGCTGGTTGAAAAGATTGAGGATTCAAGTAGTCAGCTTCATCTAATATAACGACTTTATAACCACCGCCTAAAGAAACAGACGATGCAAATTGTTTTATCTTAGTACGTAACGTATCTATGTTACCTTCTTCAGAACCGTTTATTAAAATATAGTCTAAATCTAGTTCATTACATAATGCTTTTGCAACTGTAGTTTTGCCGAGACCAGCTGTACCAGTAAAAAGCATATTAGGCACTTCACCAGTTTCAACAACTTTTTGAAATATTTTTTTAAGAGATTCAGGAAGGATAGTTTGTTCAATAGTTCTTGGGCGATATTTTTCAACCCATAGAAAATCATCATTCATAATATAGTAATATCCTTAGTTATTCAGAAGCTTGATCTTGCTTATAAGTCTCAACTATCTGAATAGCGTGTTGGCAATTATCACGCAATTGGCCAATTGTACTTAGTTCTTCACCTTTAAACGCTCCACGTTGAGTGATAGTATCAATTACTGCAATTGCAGATCTTGCTATTTGATTCATTTTTTCGTATGCTTTATCATGGTCCATAGCCATATTTTATTCTCCGTATTTTGAATTTTTTTCTAGTGCAATCCAATATTTTACTGGACTTTCTGTGTTTTTAAACTGCGAAATTAATTTAGATGAAATGTCTACATCATAATTGCCTGCAATCATTTTTAAGTTTGAGATATTAAAAATAAAATTGTATTTATCTGTCTTTGATTCTCCTGTTACATCTATAGAAAAAGTATTAGCAGTTGAGTTGTCAGAGCTTGTTACAGTAAGAGTAACGCAGTTATCACCACCTGGTGTTATTGATAACTCTTTATGACCTAACGCAGAGGCAGCTCTTTTAATTTTGTTAAGTGTATCATTGTCTAAATGAAACTTGACATCTGCTTCAGGCATTACAACTGGTTTAGTTGGTGAAGTTAACATTTCTTTATCAGAAAAATAATATCTAATTTTAGATCTACCAGATGAATCACCTATCACCACATGATCATCATTGAATTTTAATCTTGGTTTATCAACTAAACCTAACACACCTAAAAATTCATTTAAGTCATATACACCAATTTCTTGTGTAAACTCTTCTGGTAAATCTACTGAAGCTAAAATATTTTTTGCTTCTGAAATAGTAGATATATTGTTACCAGGTTTGATGACAATATTTGAATTGATGGCTGCATAGTTTTTGAGAATACCAATTGTATTTTCACTTAGTTCCATTATATACTCCGTTTAATTATAAAACTATTATACCACAAGTTCATCGATTTGTGAACCACTAAATTTCATTTTACTGAAATTTTTATCCTTATAAAACTCTATCTTATCTTTAAACTTACCATCTAGTATTTCTCCTTTATGTGAAATAACAAATACATTAGTATCGTCATCAAGAGTGTAAAGAATTTTTATAAGGTTGTCTACACCATCATGATCTAGAGATGAATCAAACGTTTCATCAAGTACAAGAAGGTTAGTAGATACTGAATTTTTCATTTTAGCTATTTGCCGCCAAGTGAAAAGTAAAGCTAAATCAATACGTTGTTTTTCTCCTTCAGAAAACGAATCATAAGAAAATGAATCTCTGTGTCTAGATCTTATTGTTTCCTGAAAAGATTCATCAAGATTAAAATGTACAAAAAAGTCTAGAACCTGTAAGTATTGATTTGTTAATTTGTTTATAACTGGAAGATATTGCTTTATGATTTTAGTTTTAATTCCAGTGTCTTTTAGCATTTCTGCAATAACTGTGTTGTAAGAATATTCCTCATTTACAGATAGTTTTTCTTCTAATAAAGAGTTCTTAGAGTCACCTAGTTCTTTTAATGCAGATTGTGACGTGGCTACATCACCGTCAACACCTCTAATGTTTAGTATAGATTCAGTTAAAGTTTTTATCTGTGTTTGCAATCTAGAAATTTCTTTATTGTTTCCATTTAAACAAGCAGTTAATTCTCTAACACTGTTAGATGTGTCGTTTAACTTTGCAATAGCATCTTCAACTTCAACTGATTCATTAGATAATTTTTCAAGTGCATCTTTAAACTCTGAAGCTTTAGCTTTAGCTGTAGATAATTTTTCTGATCTTAACTCATCATTTATACTTTGAGAACATGTAGGACAGTTTTCATTTTCTTCGTAAAATTTACTTTCCTTAACTAAAGTCTTTATCTTCTGATCAAATTCAGCTTTAAACTGCAATAAAGATTGTTTTTTATTGTGTCTGTCTTTTAAAGATTCATCTAGTCCTTCAGAAAGTTTTTCTATATTATCTGATATTTGTATGTTTATATTCTGTAATTCTTGTATCTCAGTTTCAGCTAAAAATATTTCTGTTTCTTTTTCTTCAACTTGTCCATCACTCAAAGCTTTGACGTCATTTATATACTTACGCTGTATCTCTATTCTTTCATTGATTAGTTCTATTTCATTACCTAAATCTTTTATTTGATCGCGCAAAGATATATTTTTTTCTTTTACAATAGTGTTCATTTTAGAAAAAATATTAATATCCAAAAGATCCTCGATAACATCTCTTCTGTGCTGTGCTGGCAGTTGCATAAAAGGAATGAAGGAAGATGAGCCTAGCACAACAATCTGATGAAACGATTTATGATTCAGCTTAATGATGTTTTGTTCGAGGATCTTTTGGTATTCTTTGGAATGTGATGATTGATTTATCATATCACCATTCTTCCATATTTCAAATATATTTGGTTTTATC